CGTTAAACGTCGTGCCGGGCGCCGCACCGCCACTCGTTGTGAATGTGGCCGCATTGGCCACATACCCGGCCTGCCCACTTACCGAGGTCTGGTCGCCAGTGTTGGTGCCGGATATCGAAGCGGTTCCGCTGACCGTCAGCGTGTAAGCAGTGGTGGAACCGCCGGCAATAGTGAACCCGGCAGTCAATTCATTCAGGGTCAAGCCACACACGTCAGCATTCGTGCTGCCGTAAATATTCCACAACCAACTGCGAGGGACGGCGGTCGCCATCAGCGCCCCGCCCGCGTTGGACGCACAGATCAAATCCGCCCCCATGCCGCCGATCTCGCTCTCGTCGTGGGAATGAGTTGCGTTGGCGTACACGCCGCTGTGGGTGTGGCCAGTCGACGACTTGCCATTGATCTGCGACTGCACGTTCTCGGCAACGCCGTCGAGTTTTTCAAGCTCGGCCTGTGTGATGATCGACGATTTGATCTCACCGGCCGCATTCAGGTATAGGGCGCACGATGTGGTTTCGTATTCCAGAGTTACCGGAGCAAAAAATCGAGCTTTCCCGTCGCTCGTTTTCAAAATGACATCGAGCGACGTGCCGTTCCAATGATACAAAGACGCCCCATTTGAAGCGCCAGCCGTTTCAACCAAAACTATTTGATGCCCCGCCGCATCCTTGATGTCCAGGCCCTGCGTGTTGAGCTTCGCGGCGGTGACCGAACCGGTGACGAGCAGGCTGCCGTCGATGACGGTGCCGATGTTAACCCAGGCGGAACCGTTCCAGACCTTCGTGTAGACCCACGAACTAGCATAGGTTTCAGTGCAGGCATCACCGACGAACTTGGTGCTGCTTCCCGTCACGGCCAGCACGCGGTCGTTGGCGGCGGTGTCCGACCAGGCGGCGCTGCCGACGGTGGTATAGAAGTTGCCCGCACCACGGTTACCGGTTGCCCCCGTCGCTCCCGTCGCGCCAGTGGCGCCATCGTTGCCGTTGTAGCCTGGGTTGCCCTGCGGCCCTTGCGGCCCGGTTGGATCGGTCGGCGTGGCCGTCAGTTCGGTCTGGATGTCGTAGTCATCGGGGTCGATTTCGCTGATGTAGGCCCAGCGGATGTAGTACGGCACGCTCGCCGTCAGCCCGTTCTTGGTGTAGGTGAGCCCCGGCCCGGAGTAGAGCAGGTTGCCGGCGCCGGGCGTGAAGCCGGTGGTGGTGCTGCCCCACACCTTGAGGCCGACGAGATCGTCGCGGGCGGGATCGTCGACGGTGAGGATGACGGATGCCGGGCCGGCGGTCAGTGTGGTGGTCATGTGATCTTGCTCACGACGATGGAACCGAGCGCGGAGGCGGTCGAATAATTCCCGGCCTTGTCGACCATGCGCACGGCGACGCGATAGGTGGCGAACACCGATTCACCGCCGTGGGGCCAGTCGCGGATGTTGACGGTCGCCCAGCGCCACTGACTGCGCATCTCGATGCAGTCAGGGTCGGTCCAGATATCTCCCGTCGAGAGCACGCCGTCGGGCGTGTCGTCGCCGCCGGTGGCCGCACCACGCACCTTGCCGAAGCGGAAAACATAAGCCTCGAAGTCACTCGGCTTGGCGGGCGTCGCGCTGGCCTGGATGGTCAGCATGGCCTTGCGCCGACTGATCGACACCGAATCGACGGTCGGCGGCGGCGAGTAGTCGTGAGACAGCGTGGTGGACGTGGCGCTGTAATTCCCGTCGGTGTCGAACGGGCGCAGGTAATAGGTGTAGGTGGCGGGCGTGGTGAGCCCCCATTTCGTGAATTCGCTGGTCAGCCCGCGCTTGAGGTAGCCCGTCGCGCCCCATCCGCTGTCGGCGCTGCGTACCTCATAACCGGCAATCGGCAAGGTGGTCTGCACGCCGGCGTCGTCCCAGTCCCACTTGACGACGCCGCCGTTTTGGTTTGCCCATGAGGTTTTGACCGGCGCGGCGGGCAGGTTCGGGCGGCTCTTGCTGACCAGTATTGTCTCGACAGCCGACTGCCAACCGAACACATTGACCGCCTTCACGGTCAATGTGGCGTCACCAATCCAGTCCGCATCGATCGTCCACTCCGACGCTTTCAGCTTTGCGGTGCGCGTGGGGCGTCCGCCGGGCTTGGTGATGTTGGTCTGGTAGTAGTCGATGGGGAACTGGCTGGCGGCGTCGTCCCAATTGATGCGCACCCGCGCGGTCGTGCGCGAGGTGTCGTGGAAGGTAGCGACGACGTTCTGCGGCTTGCCTGGCACGGTGCCTTCGATGCTGATGGTGGCGGCGGAGGTCGACCAGTGCCCGGCGCTATCCTTCTTCTTGGCGTAGAAGGGCATGAATCCGGCGGTGGCCGGCGGCGTGTAGAGGCAGCTCGTGGCGATGCCGAAATACACGCGGTCGGCATTCTTCACGCCCCAATTCGAGTCGGCCTTGCGAATCTCGTACCATTCCACGTCCGGCTCGGCCGCCTCGTCCCATTCGATCTTGAGCCGGTGGTCATCGACGGCCGCCGCGAGGCCGGTGACGGCGGTGGGCGGATTCACGCGGCCCTGCACCGTATGCGTCACCTCCGCCGACCACGGCCCGAAGCGGCCCTGGTTGGCGTCGAGGTAGCGGGCGCGCAGCGCGTACTGGACGCCCTCGCGCACGTCGGCAATGGACAGCGCCGGCTCGTGGATCGGGGCACGCATGGCGTCGCGCCAGGGCGCATTGGCCGCGTTGCGCTTGATCTGCACCTGGACATGCGTCACGTCCTTGCTCAGCGTCACCGGCGATGCGATCTTGCCGCGAATGTAGTAGCGATAGACCTTGGGACTCAGGCGCTCCATCGCGGACTCGTCGGAAACCAGGTCGGAGAGCGCCGGCGCGTCGCGCACGACGTATTGCAGCAGGATCGGCGGCAGGGTGATCTTGCTGTTGAAGGTGGGGATGCTCTCGCTCTCGGTGTCATAGACGGCGGGCGAGTAGTCGCACAGCGTCAGGCGCGCGCACAGGTTGTCCATCGGCTCCACGGCCAGCACCAGGCAATCGACCGACTCGGCGGAGAGCGCGCCGAACATGAACAGGTTGCCGGGCGCGCCCTGGGTGCTGGTGACGCCGCTGGTGAGCGTGATGCTGGTGTATTCGCCGGCGGTGCCGACTGCCGCCACGGTGCGGGTGACGCTGCTGCCGTCGGCCAGGCGGATGCGGATGGTGTACTGCGGCGTCGCCGCCATCGGCACGGCTTCATCGAGCACCAGATGCGTGCTGTCCGTCCAGGTCTTGATGCGCCCGGTGCCAAGGCCCCACATCGGCACGTCATGAGTGACCTTGACGAGATCGCCGCGCATGCAGATCAGGTGCTCGATGTCGGTGTTGAGCGTGTAGGTTTCGGGTCGCAGCGCGATCTGGCGCAGATGGAAGCGGCCCTGCCTCTGCACGATGTCGGGATCGGTGACGCCCGGCAGGGAAAGGCTCTCGAACTCGGTGGCGACGGTGTCGCCGCCGCTGCCGTCGGCGTTGTAGCCGGTCGCATAGACCATGCGCTCGTCGGGCTGATAGCCGCGCTTGGCGTTGGCGAACTGCACCCGGAAGGCGTGCGGCATGCGCGGGTAGACGCGCACCGCCGAGAACCCCCAGGAGTTGTGCGGCGTGAAAAACTGCGCGTAGCCGCTGCGCACGCGGTCGATGACCACCGACCACTTGCCATCGACCATCGTCGGGCTGGCGCGGCCGGCCGCTGCGACATCCGCCAGCACATCGTAGAGGCTGCGCTGGGCAGTCAGCACGGTGTCGAAGGTGAACTTGCGCGTCCGGCAGAACTCATGCCAGTCGGCCAGCGCCGCCAGGTCGATCTTGCTGTCGGCGAGCGCGCGGGCGTTGGCCGGGTGCTGGAGGATGTAGCGGAACAGGCTGGCCGGGTTGCGGCTCGGCTGTTTGCGCGTGACGTGGCCGCCGGAGGAGGCGCCATCCGCGCCCGCGTCGGCGTAGGTGAAGCTGGTCGTGGACGGCGCGCTGGCAACCTCGATCCAGGTGCCGCAAAAGCCGCTGTCCGCCACGTCATGCACCTCGACGCGCTCGCCCGCCACCAGGCCGTGCGCGCGCGTCGTGCCGACGGTGACGACGTTGGCGGTGCGCGAGATCGAGGTGATGGCGCTGCCGATCCAGTCGCGGCAGATCGACTCCACCGTGCCGGTGATGCCATCGACGTTGCCGTTGAGCTGGTTGGTGGCGCGGATGCGCAGGGCGGTCTTGGCGAGCGTCACCCCGGCTGGCAGCACGACCGGGGCGACGTCGTTGAACCCGGTGAGCAGGCCGTAGTACATATCGTGGTAGTAGTGGCAGCCGCCGGCCTCGGCGGTGTCGTCCGAGAGCCGCACGGCGCGCACCTCGTAGCGGCCGGCGGCGACCTGCCAGGAGATCGTCGCGTTGAACGGGTCTTTGCGGATGTGCCAGGGCTCGCCGGCGCCGCCGTACTTGATGGTGGTGCTGGCGCGGGTGATGGAGCCGGAAGCCAGGGTGGCGGCCAGGCCGGTGATGGTGAGCCCGCACCCGCTGACGTTGCCGCTGCGGTTGTCCACGGTGCTGAATACCGCGCTGCCGAACACGCAGATGTCCCACAGCGGCTCCTCGCCCGCGCCGTAGTCTGGCATGCGGGTGTAGGTGGTGCCCATCTGATAGGCGGCGTCCTGCTGGTAGGCCAGCAGCGTGCCGGTCGGATCGGCGCTCGAACTGTTGCTGAGTGCGCCGTGGCGCACCACCAGCTTGCCTTCCAGGTCGAGCGACAGGCGCGTCCAGCGATACACCTTGGCGGATTCGTTGGCCGAGTCGTCCTGCCACCAGGCGGCCTCCAGATTCACCGTCTGCGTCTGGCCGCTGATCTGGAAGTTGGCATTGACCTCGTGCCAGTCGGTGAGCGGGGCGTCGTTGGCGTCCACCTTCCGGTACTGGAGCGAGCCGACCACGCCGGCCTCCAGGGCCGCGCCGGCATCCTCGCCGGAGAGCAGCACGCGCCACAAGCCCTGCGGGAAAGTCAGGGTCGCGGCGATGCTGCTGACCGTGCCATCGAGCACGCGCGAGACGCGCGGGCCGAAGTAGGCGTTCGATGCCGTCAGCGTGCCGTCGGCGCCGGCGCTGGCGAACTTGAAATGCGTGGTGTCGGTGATCTCGGTGATTTCGCCGTCGGTGCCGTTCGGGCTGGTGTCGATCCAGCCGTACCAGCCCAGGCTGTAGTTGTGCTCGGCGGACGTGGTCACCGTCACCACGTTCGCCGCACGCACGGCGGAAGTGATGGCGGCCTTCTTGCATTCCAGCTTGACGTTGACCTGTTCCTGCGCCACGTCCTTGCCGTAGATGCCGGCGAAGCGGGCATGATCCTCGGCTGTTTCATGCCAGCCGGTGATGGTTTCCAGCGTCACCTCATGGTATTGCGAGAGCGGCGTGGCGCCGATCTTGAGGTCTGTGACCTGCAAGGGGCCGTAACCCCACACCAGCAGCATGCGCAGGAAGCCCTCGGCGGTGGTCGCCTCGGAATAGGTCTGCGCGCCCACCGGCGGGGTGAAGCGATAGCGGCCCAGCACGATGGGAATGGCGGCGTAAGGGGTGGCCTGGTTGGCGCCGCCTTGCAGCAGGTACATCGGCTTGGGTTGATAGGGCGCGGGCTTGTTGCCGCTGTCGTCCTGCCGCGAGGGGAAGATGGCCCCGGCCAGCAGGCCGCCGACCTGGTTGATGCCGAAGCTGATGATCGAGGTCGCCAGCGTCGTCACGCCGGAGCCGAACGCGCCCACCCCCGCGATGACCGGCGCGACCGCCCAGGCGAACGCCGCCACGGCGAGGGTGAACAGCACCTTGCCGATGTCGTCGTCGCCGGGGGCGGCGCGGTACTCGACGCGCGCGCCGGGGCGCGGCAGGCAGGTCGCCCACTGCTCGCGCGGGATGTATTCGCCATCGACAGCCGCCACCGCCTCGCGCGCCAGCTCCGGCGGCACGTCGCGGCCGGCGATCTCGATCATCTGCGCCAGCGTCAGGCCGGCGGGCAGCTCCAGGTCGAGCCGGCGGGTGCGCAGCGGGTGCGGGCAGGCGGCCAGCGTCACGGCCGAGCCGGCGGCGCGGTAGCGATAGATGCCCGTCAGGCGCTGCTTCCAGCGGGGGCTGTCGAGCCGGTCGACCACGGCGTCCTGGCCGGCGCGCACGTGCAGGAAGAACCCCGGCTGGGTGATCAGGCCGACGTGGGTTTCTTCGCCCAGAATGCGGAAGATCGCCACATCGCCGGTGCGCGGCGCCTGAGTCCGCTCCCAGCCCTCGCGCTCGCGCGCCACCGTCTCGGTTTCGCTCGCCGCGTCCCCGGCCTCGTACTGTTCGGCCAGGCTCGGCAGCGCGATGTCGAACTGCTCGGCGTACACCAGCCGCACCAGGCCCCAGCAGTCGAGCCCGGCGCGCGTGCGACCCTTCGCCGCATAGGGCAGGCCGACGTAGAGGTTCCACCAGTCGTCGCTCATCAGAACAGCCCCGGAAAATAGCCCGGCGTGAAGGTGTGCGCCGGGAAGGGTTCGATGGCGAGCGATTCGACCGCCAGCTCCGCGCTGATGGTGCCGGCGTCGTAGGAGATGCCGCCCAGGGAGAAGCCGCCGAAGCTCACCTCGACGGTGTCCGGCGCCGAAGACAGCACCAGCTCGACCAGCACCGAGGGCGCGCTGGTGATGGTGCGCAGTTGCGGGATCAGGCTGCGCGTCACGTCATGCAGCACGATGCGGCAGCGCGGCGCGGCGGCCTGCTCCTCGGCCGGCAGCGTGATCTGGAAGGGCAGGAAGATGTAGTCCTCGCCACGGCTGGCGACGCCGTAGAGCACTTCGTCATCCGTCTCGCCGATGCGCTGGGTGTAGTGGTCGGCCAGGCGCACCGGCGTGGCGATGCCGGCGCCGGTGAGGGTCAGCAGCGTGACGAGGGTCTTGTCCGCGTCCGGCGAGAACATCGCCGCCAGCGCGGCAGGCGACAGCGACGCGAGGCGGCTCACGGCAGCACCTCGACCTCGATGCCGACCTGCCAGGTGCCGGGGGAGATATAGATCAAGGTGTAGTAGTCGCCCTCGCCCCCAGGTATCAGCCGCGCCTCGACGGTCGCCTGCGTGCGCGGATGCGGCCAGCCGAAGCGGGCGGTGCCCTTGATGGTCGACTCGATGAATGTCCGCAGCGTCTCGACCTGTGCCGAGGTCATCCAGTAGGCGACCGCCAGGCGCGAGGGCTTGGCGCCGAGCCGGCGCAGTTTCGCCGGCCCCTTGTCCATCGGCGAGCGCGCCGCCAGCACGCCGCCGGTCTCGCCGAAGCCGTCGCGCAGGGGTGCCTGCGGCAGGGTAGCCGGCCAGGTATAGGAGTAGGCCATCTCAGCGGCCCGTCAGCAGCGGCTGCATGCCGAAGCCGCCGCGCAGCGCGTTGTGGCTGGCCGCGCCCGGCCGGCGCATCTCGCCGGCCACCGCCTCGTCGATCAGCACCTCGATGCGGCGGTTGCCGCGGGCATCCTGCGTCTCGCGGGCGGTGGCGGCGGTGTTCGGCGCATTGTTGTTGACGATGACCTGGACGCTGCCGGCCGGCGCGGCCGGCGCAAGGGCGCGCATCTGCTCGGGCGTAAACACCCCTTCGCCGCGGCGCAAAACGACCGGCTCCTCGTCACTCGACAATCCGGTCACGCCGCCGCCGTGCAGGCGCCGCGCGCCGTCGAAAATGCCGGGGTCGCGCAGCCGCAGCGACGAGCCGCCGGCGCCGGCGATGCCGCCCGCGTGCTGATCCCAGTAATAGTCGGCATTGCCCTGAACGTTGCGCGCCGGATCGTCGAGATTGGTGGCCGCGCCACCCCTGAGTATCCGGCCGAGCAGCCCGTCGAGCAGACCGCCGGCGCCGGCGCCGCCACCGCCGGAGCCGGTGACGCTCTGCTCGATCTGCACGACCCATTTTTTAACGGTGAGCCGGTAGAGCGTCTCCAGCAGGGTGTTCTTCAGCGCGTCGTTGAGACGCTCCCAGGTGTTGCGACCCTTCTCGCCGATGTGCATGAAG